AGAATAATAAAATTAATAAGGATCTGGAATAGAATAAAAGGAAAGATCCATAGAAAACCTTTTAAGCAAGCCGATTCGAAAATGATCGAAATTTGGATAAGTTGTTACTTGATCCATCGTCCTTTACATCAGCTGAGTAAAGGACATAACGATTGAGATCGTTTGTTTTACCTATGTAGAATAAATCGTAAATGTAATAGCCGTTGCGTGCTAACAATTTTGCCACTTCCACCACAGAATCGCTGCTATGTTGATAAGCATATTTGCGAACTACTATATGTGGATTGTTACATGCGAATGGTATTCGATTACGCACGTATGCAATATTCAAATGATCAACAACTGGTTCCAAACGTTTATTGCTAGACGATGGGTTGAATTTAGTGACGCCCAAATCAACTAAAATATCAGTACCCAAATAACGTCGCTCGTTTTCAGGTAATTCAGCTGCCGCCTTATGTTCATTTCCAAGATATACGAATGGTGGAATCATAGGGGCATGTTGTTGAGTCTGCACCGAAATTTCACTTGTTGTTGGTATTTCGGTTTGAGTGGCCATTGAAGATACATCTTCTTCGTTATTCGTTATTGAACCCAAAAATTGATTTATAACGGATTCGAACCTAAGTTGTGCTGCAGTCAGCGGTAATCTGGAAACTGGGCAAGTATCTTGAGTTTCCAACCAGTGATAAATTGCCATTGCATCGAACAAATGCCCGCATGGACAAACCATTGGCATAGTTGGACGTTGCAAAGTTATTGCACAACGAAAATGTAAGTTAACGAGATCGAGTAACGACATTGTATTTAGTTTTATTATTAGAAAGCACGGAGTATTATTGTATATATTTATTCTACGCACAGGTATTATAGTTGTTTACATTAACATAGGTGCTACGATTGTTGCTGCTTTAACGGCTGATGTGAAAACTGAAGCAGCTCCTGCTAAAGGCAAATCTCTTGAATATGATGCACCTACTTCTACTGATTTCATAGATATTTTGGGTGGTTGTTTAGCTAATGATGATGATTCACTCTCCAAGTTAGGTATGTATTCGATGCAGAAAACAGTTTCCAAATCGAATGTTTGTCCTTCTGTTGCGCCACGTACACTAATTGCCGCTGGCGACCATTGATCATCAGCGAATTGCACACTAGGCCATTGACTGATGTAATCTGGACCACGATCTGGACCTTGTGTCAGAAGACTCAAATGATCAAAAGCTCCTGCTGTTATATAATTCTCATTATCCGTAACATCACACCATCTGTAATCACCTGATGCATGTTTGAGTAAACCTTGCACACCCTGGCGCAAAGGTACCCTAACGGTTTCGGACACGATTGTGTCGAAAGTTCGTGATATACAGGTTCGATTGATCAACACTTGATTGTTGTTGTAATTGAGATCTGTATCACCGTGACCATTTAATATTGAAAATGTCGCTGCATTTCCAACTGGTGGCTGTAAAGATAACCCTAACTTGTTTATCATCAATGATCCTGAGTTGTTCATAGTTGATCCTGTATAGATAATGCGATATGCTATTGTTACAATACGTGCTCGCGCTGCTTGCAAATACGTTGGAAATTTGTTGTACTGCCCGGCAGTATCATTTCTAGTTAGCAGCATATTCTCATATTGCGTGCAACATATTGGGTGATACAAATTCGGGTCACCATTATGATGAGTTGGATGATTTCCGTTAACCAAATAAGTCGTATCTGTGTTGGTTGGCGTCTGAAACCAAATGATTTGTGGTAGTGTCGGTGCCACCACGATGTTAATTTGGCCAGTATTACCCATTTTAAACGACGTTATTTGACGATGATCCACGACTAATCTTTTTGCATCTGTGTCATCTGGTATCCCGATTCCGTTTGAAGCTTGAAAAGGTTGTAATCTGCATTGAATATACGGATTTATTACTCGACTCATTGCTTTTGATGTGCCTTTGGAATTGACTTTTTGATTCTTAGCTGATGCTAATCGTTGTTTACGTGTGTTAAGGAAAGATCTGTAGGCTGGTGTCATTTTACCAAACTGCGGCTGTGGTTTATTGACGAAGACGGTTGTTTTGAGTTGTGTTGTAGTACGACGCTTAGGTTTAGCTGGTGTAACACGTCGTGTTGTTGTTCGGTTGAGAAATGTTCGATTTCGTATGATTTTAGACATTAATGTATTTAAAGAAAAGTATAATAAAAGAACTAACTATTATTAAAATAAAAGTGATTAAAATGAAGAAAGAAATTTTAAATGAAGAAAGATTTTGTCTTGCTTGATTAAATATAAATTAGAAACTGTTGTATTTATGATATGTATTTATTCTGCAAACTGATTGTATCGTAGACCAAATCAGCGCTATCAAATGTTTCAATAATGTAATCCTGTTTTGGACCTAATTTGGAATCTTTAACTATATTATGTGCGTATTTCCAAATGGCATACAATTCGTCTGACGTAATATTAATGCCATTATGATTATAATATGTTCTTGCATATTCCAAACCGAGGTTGAGTGAATTTTGATCCCTCACAACAGTTAAACATTCTGCTAAATTTAATTTGGCTTCATTGAACTTTTCGTCGCTTGCGTGTATGTTTGATATTATGCGACTAATTCTTCTCAATAAATCTGGAAAGAATCCAGTTGGTGTCACGAAGTTGCAAATGAATTCACCAACTGGTGTCTCATCTATTTTTAGGTTGAATCCAAAGAGTTTTGCTAGATCTTTACCACCTACACTCTCTAGTTTTGATAATGTTCCAGCGTCCCAGCATTTGACTTTACCCCAGCCCCTTGCCAATATATAAGTGTCATCTCCTTTAAATGCTGCGAATTTCAAATCCTTGAATGTAAAACACGCTCCATTGGCGCCCATAGTTAATTTAGAATTACCATGAATCGTGTCTGATGATCCTGAATGTTGCATTAGATCATTGTAGATTGTGAAATTCTCACCGTCCTTCTTATTTGTTTGTCTCCAATGCATATACGTGTCGAAATACCTCTCGACTACAACTGGATCTACACCCATGCCGATGTAATCAACGCATTTCCATAAAAGCACTACAAGTGAATGTGATGTATCATGTTCGCTAAAATCAGTGCATAAGTGCTTGTAACCCCCTGCATTGATGTATGAGCCTATGCTTTTAGCAAACCTTTGTCCTATATTCATATCGGATTCGTTGGTTGCATATATTGCTGTGAATCCTTTGGTTTCTGGTGTTGCCATCACTTTGTTCAATTCTTGATTTATAAATCTTGTGTATGCTGCGAAATAAAGCGTTAGATGTTTATTCCATGACGTAACACCTTGACCCGCTTTATATGTACTTTTAAAGTCTATAGGGTTTTGATCGCCTTCACCTCTTTTAAAGTTGTTCAAATACTTGAGTAGTTCATTAACCTTATAACAATTACCTTCCTTTTTGCGATGTTCATAGAGTTTTGCTCCTTTAATCGGGGTGGCTTGAAATTTAGGTTGATCTTTCATGAAGCACTCTATTCCCATTTTGAAATCTTCAGCTAAATGTTTGATGCTATTCCAGGTTTTTGCGTCAAATGATTTCTCATTTAGTGATTTGATATATTCATTAGCGTGATAATTGATTTCTTCGACGCTTGGTGACATGGCTTCATAATATTCCTCTATATCATTGAATCTCGTGAACTTTATGAATCCATTTTGAAGAACTCTAATGGGTCCTAAAAGAAGTTTGAATGCTTTTTCTTTACGATGATCCGCTAACTGTGCGTACCTAGTTATGCCAGTTTGTAATGTTTTGAGTTTATCTTTAATGTTGTAGTAACGAACATATGAGCGTTGTGCTAATCTGTGCCCATACTTCTGTAATCTTGGTTGTATGATGTACCCGTTACTAATTCTAATTTTGGCTTTATTGGTTTGACCTGCGAAATTGAACTTAGGTATGCTAGGTAAAGCTGCATCCCGGGCTTCAATTATCATCTCGCCATCTGCACTCAAACCATTTCTTATCAAAATATCTTCAACTTGTGATATATCCACACTAAAATTATCATCAGCAAAATCCATGACGGTGTCCATTCGATCTTTAGTTGGTTTCATGTGAATATCAGTAAATGTGTGTACATTGGCCAATTGTAATTGTACATCTATCAAACCACCCATGTAGTTCAAATAACGTTTACCGACTTCATCATCATCTGTTGTTATTATTTTAAGCTCTTCCTTGTGTCTAGTCATCGCCACATAAGTATACTCATAATCTTCTATAAGATTATTCTTGATTATATCGCCATTTATGTACAGTATGACTTTATCATAAGTGCTACCTTGCGATTCATGAATGGTTGATGCAAGATGGTGATCCTGTTTGAATTCATGTTTGTTCTTCTGTTCTAAACTTATGAAATGATACTTATTTTTCTTACAATAATGTTGTATTTGGCTTAAATCTTTAACTGTATTAAATGTAACTTTGTCCTCCTTATCTGAAGTAATATCACAAGGAAAATGACCTTTGCAAATTTGATTGATTAATTTGCAAGTTTGTTTACCAAATCTCAGAGTTTTACTGTTTTTCCAAGGTATTCTATAACTCATCAAATCATCATGTGTGAAGGTTTTGGAGAAATTCTTCAACATAATTTGATAAGGATCACCCATAAGTGTTACACTATTGTAACCTCCTATAAGTGTTAGGAGATAAAAGTAACCTTTGGGTAATAAAGTGTATTCGTCCATATATAATTTGTCGAATGTTGCACCCTCTAATAATTTGAGAAGGAAAACTTCATGTGTATATTTCTTGCCATCCTTCTCATTGAAAGTGCCTGTAACACGACTAAGTGGTGCTATGTAAGCGTCTAATGCATTTAATTTAATGTCCTTGGTTTTACCACAACCTGCACATCCTGATTTAACATAATAACTTAAATTGTATTCAGGTGTATCCAATGCCATATCAATATATTCCAAAATTGGTTTATGTATTTTGTTGTTGGCATCTAACGATTTCTTATAATTCATGAGGTGTGCATAGTTAACGCCAAATGTTAATGTACTTTCATCCTCTTGTCTTGATGGATTTATTATTTCTTCCACCACTTGTGTAACGTCACTTATATTATGATCATGATTTCTATCTATGTCGAATCTGATGTAGTATTCGCTGTTATTAATTTTCGATTCATCTGGTTTAATAATGTTCAATGTACCACCTAGTTTATTTATACTTTTGATTATAACGCTTGTGGCTTCATGTTGTAAACCAAACATTTTGATTATTATAGTTTGGAAACTGTTACCTATATTTTTGATGAAAGTCGCATAGTTGTGTTTTTCTTTGTCATAGGTATATTCATCACCTATATCAATTATGCATATATCACCTGTTGGTATAACATGAGCTAAACTCTTGTATTCCATGTGATTTTTGCATTTATAACCAATTGCCAAATGGTCTTTACCTGTATAATGGTAACCTGTGAAATTGAATCCTTGTTCATCACACCATTTTGCTAAATGCCCTGGTGAATATGACATCTCTACAATTCTTTTCTTGTAATCATCATAACATAACATTCTTTTTAACTTGTTGACAACACGATCCGTATAATTTTTATCTTTGGGTAAATTTTTCCACAATTCAACATCGGGTGTGATCTGTTCTATTTCAACTGGTGTATGTGTATGACATGTTACTCCACCGCCACGCATGTGCGCTGTGACGTGTTCATCTATAGAACGTTGTGACATGTGGGTCATTATCATATTGCATTGTAAACACCTCAAATCATCATCTATTTTGTCCAACATATCCGATATGGTTTCACCCACATCTTGATACAAGTTTATATCTTGCATCAAATTGGTTAGCTGTTTGGTTGATTTGTTTATGCTATCTTCTAGAATTTTATCCCTGATAGGCATCGTGGTATGTTGTTCATCAGTATTTTCAATTTCTTTGATTAACTGTTTTCTATTGATATTCCTGAGTTTATCAAAATCTTTTGAATTGTTCGATACAAAAACATATCGATAATCTTCAAACACTTTCAAATTTTCATGCGATAAACCGAAAATACCTGTTCCTACAAATGGCATGTAAATGTTATCGTTAGCTGCAAAACGCAGCAATTCTTCGTTCATAAGGCCATAATTTTGTGTCGTATTAGCATTGGCTAGCGGATTTAAAAGTGCTAATTTAATGCCTTCAAATGTTTGGGTCGTGATTGGTTCATCACTTGGTGTATCATCATACCCATCAAACATCATTCGGAAAGCTTTAGCTTGACCACCTAAATCATGTCTTTTCGAGTTAGCTGCATTGCAGTAAACGTAACCTTCTTCAATTTCTAGATCTTGATAATTTGCCAAAATTGCATTAATGCAAAGGCAATCACAATTAACGATTGTGTAATGTCCATTTTTTAACATGATACCTACATGTTTTGGATCATTATTTATCTTTCTTGATAGGTGTACCATTTTTCCTTCGTTGTACATATGTATGACGTAGTTCACCTTCATTAATTCAAGTTCATCTGCTAATGCAAAAATATCCATCCAGTCGCCTGATCCTTGTATTTCGTGATCTGGTTTTATGTATTTTAATAAATGTTCACCACACTTTCCATCAGCTGGTGGATTATATATTATTTCATGAGATTCAACGTATTCTATTTCCTTCTTTGGTTTACCTCCGGGTTCTTTCGAATTAGGGTCCGACGAGACAGTGTCATTGCTAGCAATAAGCTCGACTGTATCTGTAGATTGCTTTACGTTCTCATATTTATATTCAATTTTATGATTGTATTTACGTGTGGTTGTGAATGGTGCGAATGTTACTCCACGTGATTTGTATGTTCTCAATGGTAATGCTGATAAGCATCTAAATTCATTGTTGTCCAATCTTATATCCACGTCTGTGGTGTAGAGTTTAGTTTTGATACGATTGTAATTGTAAAATGGATTCATCGTGTGTTTGATGTGTACAAACATTTCATGGAAGAATTTTGCGACGTCGCGACCATTATATTTCATTTCTTTAAAGAAGCTACTGATTATTTGTGATCGATCTTGTCTATTTGCTGCTCCTATTAAAAATATCGAAATGGCAATTTGTGGCCACAATGTTAGAGCTGCAACGAAACCTTCCCAAATTATAGCATTTTGAAAAGTAATTGTTGTTACTAAAGCTTGACAAAAAGCTATAAACGCGTTGTACCCAAATTTATTGTCATCTTGACGTGAACAAAATCCAATGGCCTTGTCGTAAAATTGTCGTGGTACAATGAGCGTTTCATACCCCATTGTTTTGTCGTATTCAAGCATTACCAATCGATGTAGATTTGGTATGACGCACCATTGTTGATATACGTGTTCATATACGTTTTCCCTTTCCACGTAAAATGGTTGTGTTTTGAAATAGCTCAAATAGTATGTAGGTTTTACTGTTCTGTGACAAACTAATTTGAGTCGGTGATATATGCCCCATGATCTGTCAATTTCGACTGTAACTGCATATTCACCATCTGTTATGACCGTATTTGTCATATAATCCATTAAGTTCTTTTTGTCATGTGTGTACATAAATGAACTGTCACCATAAGAGAATTTAGATAATGTTTTCTTCTTAAGCATTCCTACGTAAACATCTTCTTCGGTGTAACGTACTCCATATGCTGATTGTGTGACATAAGATAATCTTGGTTCCATGATATCGGGTGGTAAAAACATGTAATGGTATAAAATGTTTAAACCATGTTTCTTCATTATTCTGAGGTTGTCAGCAAAAGGTATGTCATAGGCCACATCAACAGAGTAACCTACCATAGCTTGATAGTCACAATGTTGAGCACCTTTGGTACATAAACAATTTGAACGATTATTGCTAGCTTCAATGAGCTGCAATCCTGTCATATTTTGTTTGAATAGATATTGATTTGTACCTGTTTGTGTGTATCGTGAACGTGTTCTTAAGTCATCTATTTTAATACAATGATGACTTGCTATTGTCTTTTCACGATGTGCTGATCCTATTTCCAAGATGTTAAATTGCTTACC